TGTTCACTCTGAGCCGCCAGTGCCCCGGTGTGCCGTTGTAGTCGTACCACTCCACGATTTCTGAGTTTGGATAGATTGCCGAGATTGCCTGTTTCACCGCCCACTCGGTGCCGCAGTACCGCCGCACCTCCATGGCCGTCTTGATAACTCTGCGCTTGGTTTCGATGGGGTAATCGTCCCTGTACCAGTCCACCTTGAACTGCACCGCCAGAATATCCAGAATGTTTTCCGGGGCCGAATCAATGGCCGTATAGACAAACACTTTGCGGACTGCTTCCAGCTCTTTCTTTTGCCGTTCCCGGAACACAGCGTCCAGCACTTTCACCCAGTGCGTCTCTGCAATGCCGGGCGGCAGGCCCTCGATCAGGCCCGTATCTTGGAGTTTAATCATCTTCGATTCCTCCATAGACGATGTTGCAGCTTGCCATCTTTGCCACCTGAATTTCAGATACTTTCGTATCTACCGGGGCTGTCAGCTTCGGGCGTTTGGCTCCCGCTTCCCGGACACGCATGATAAGCTCTGCCGGGTCAATATCCCTGCCGATCTTCCTCTGCCACGTCTGGTAATCCGCCACCGCCTGTTTCACATTGGCCTGAATCGTGGAGGCGTTCTTCGTATTGCTGGACGCAATGTAATAGGTCAGGTCGATGTTGTACGGCACTTCCGCCGGGGGCGTTCCGACCACCAGATCACCCATTGGCTTCTTCACCTCTGCAAAATACCGTTCCAGTTCCCGGCATTCCTCTGTAGTGGGCAAGCGTCCATTCGCCAGCAGGAAATAGATGTAGATGGTGTAGCCATCCTCGCAGATGATCTTCGTATCCGAAATATCGCTGCGCCAGCTCTTTGTGAAATACTCATACAGATCAGGCGGCCCGGCCACCGACGTGTTGGACGGTGCGAGATATGCCCGCTCGGTGAGGGAATCGTCACTTTCCGTTTCGGTGCCTCCGCTGGTAGCGGACACGTTCGCCACGGATGCAACATACGGGATCGGGTCCACCAGCACGTTGACTTCGCCAGCCGCAATGCCGGTGCTGTCTGCACCTGCGTCTGCTGCCACCGCCGGAACGTCCACGGTCAGCTCGCCAGCCGGAATCTCTGCATACTCCGACGTGTAAAAATACCGTTTATCCGCCGTGCGTACCTGCACCCCCTCCGGGATGCTGGTAACGCTTGTCCTTTCAGCGGACAGGGTAAACCGCAGCACCGTTGTGGCGCATCCAGCCTGCAGGCGTTCCGTGCCCACCAGAGCGGCCACGTTATCCAGATTGGTGCCCGTGCTGGTGGGAAGCAGCTGCGCTTTCAGGGCCGCCGTCGCATACTCGATTACATGATGGGAGCGGTGAGCCAGCGTCAGCAGGATAAGCCGTGCCTCGTTGCATCGTGCCAACGGGGTGCTTTCCGTTCCGTCAAGCTCCTTGTCGAACTTCGCATACAGAGCCTTGCAATCCTCAACCGCTTCTTCCAGCGTTTCCGCTCCGTCAATGTCAATCTCGGGAATGTTCTCAAACTCTTTGATTTTAGACAAGCTCGTACACCACCTTCGGGATCACTTCGCCCTGTTTCAGTTTGCTTTCCAGCCAGTCCACCCGCACCACCTGTGCCCGGGGTTCAAATTCTGCCGTGCGTTCTGTTACCTCCCGCACATACAGGGCCTTTGCCACTTCCATGGGCTTATCAAGAAAAGCACCTTGGTCAATGCCAAGGCTTCGGTCTCCCTCCTGACTGCCAAGAGGGGTCGAGTACAGTGTGCGCAGACACCGGGCAACATCCTGTACTTCTTCCTGCGTTGCGCTGTCTTCGGACAGAGCAAGCACTGTGCTGCTGATGTCGATCATCCCACATACTCCTTTATTGTCAGGCTCACCTTACACTGCACCAGCAGGCCATGCTTTATCACGGCATCCCAGCTGTCGCTCATGCTGGTAATGGTGAATCTGTTCTTCGACAATGGGGCAAAGCCGATGATGAAATAATGAACTTCTCCGTTTTCCGTCATTTGCTTCAACCGATTCAGCATCTTCCTCGGATTCACGCCGTGGTCGGCATCAAGCAGAATGTCGCAGGTGTACTCCATGAGCTTTGGAGCGATGTACTCCGACTTCGCCTTTCCGCCGATCACTTCATGGTCAACCCACTTTGCGCCGTAAGTCCCCTTGAAATTGGAGAGCGTCAGCGTCCGCAGGTGTCCCACGGAGAAAATCACGTCTCCGAAAATTCCTACATACATTTCCGCACCTCCTTAATTCGGCGGGCTGGTCGGTGAGCCGGGGGCCGCGCTCGTGTGGGTGTGGTTTACCAGCGACTTACCAGACACCACCACGTCGCCACCGCCGCCGTTGATGTTCACCGTTCCGGCACTGGCTGTGATGGTGCTGGCGGACAGTTCCATGGTTCCCGTGGCTTTGATGGTGATCCCCGCCGGGGAGTTGATCGTAACCGCCCCGCTTTTGCTCACCGTCACCGTTGCGCCGCCCACCTTAACTTCCAGACTTTCGGCTTCGAGGATTTTCTTTCCCTTCACCGCATCCGTCAGTTCCTTTGCGTCCGCATCGAACTTTCGGTATGCCTGTCCGTCCTTGTTGGAATACTCCTTGCGGTAGATACCTTTCTTGCCCTCTGCCGGTTTGATTTTTTCGTTCCAGATCGTGCCCAGCACAACAGCGTCTTCCGGGCTGTCTCCCGGGTGCAGCACCGCCACGATGTCTTCCACCTCCGGCATACGGTATTCCCGATTGGAGATGAACGGCACTTTCTCAGTCACGGTATCGTCCCGGTCCGGGTAGTGGACTTCGCACAGCCCGTTCTCGTAGTCGATGGAACTCACATAGCCGATTCTGAACTCACTCATGCAAATTCCTCCTGTTCCACCTTGCTGGCCTTGATCTGTGTTTTGTATCCGCCGGAGGGCGAATAGCTGTGCTCCATCTCGTCGATGAAGTATTTGCCAGCCATTTTCCCAAAGCCCACCACATTGATGCACTGGGCAGATGCTCCCACCGGGTAGCCCGGAATCGTGAAGCTGATAGTCGTTGCGCCATGGTTTGCGTTTTTGAGCTTTGCAATTAGCCGGGCCTTTGCGTCCGCCTCACTGCTCACCTTGCCGGATAGCTTTAACTGCCGTTCCTCGGTGCCGACCTTGACGTTGATGTTGATCTTCTTTTTCTTGTTGGTGTAGGTATACACGCCGCCCGTGTACGTCCCGGTCAGCTTCGTGCTCCACTTAAAGCTGCCCTCTTCCACACACAGGGCGGTTTGGTCCGCAATGGGAGCCACCTCGTACACCGTCCACACGGCATCCTTGGCTTTGTACTTTTCCCGGTCATACACCCACAGCTTTTCCGTGTACACCTTGATAACCAGCGCATAGGTATCGCAGAGGTCCTGCAGGAACGCACTGTCGGTGGCATCCTGTTCCTTTGCGTCAATATCGTGGTCGTCGCCGTCGAACTTCAATTCCAGCCCGTACCGTCCAGCGATTTCCTCTGCGATCTTCTTCACGCTGGTTTTCTTCCATGTGAAGGTGCGGTTTCGTTCGCTGAAACTGGTATCATTCGGCTTTGCTACGCCGCCCATCGTCAGCGTGTCCGGGGTACTGGAAAAGCTCAGGTCGTCCAGTACAAAAGCCCCGCACTCGGCACTGTAATCCCAGTAGCCGCTGCCAACGCCGCCGATGTTCCAGTTCTTGACAGCAATGGTCGGGTAGAGCTTCACGCCCTTTTCCGGCATCCAGTCGTTTTTCCACTTTCTGTCCCGGGCGTTCACCGTGATGCTCACACTGTCGCTTTGGGATGCAGCCACATCCGTATACCGAAAACTTTCAATGTCAGGGGCGATCTCTGCCGAAATATCTTTGTTTTCATATTTCAGTAGGATCGCCGCCTGTCTTCCTTTGGGTCTCGCTGCTGTCAACAACATCTCACGCACCTGCTTTCCAAGGCGGCAGAGTGCCGCTCTTTTCAGTGGGGAGGTCTGGTGTTGACAGCACCGTCCCGGAATCGAACCGGGCAATCTCGATATACTCAGGGTTTGCCTGCATCAGCCAGTCGGTTTTCAGTTCGCTGCCGTACACGTTGTAGGCGATCTGGTCCCATGTGTCGCCGGACTTCGTTGTGTAATCAAGTGCCATATTGTGTGCGCCTCTTTTCACGTTCGTACTGTTCCACATACTCGCAGAACTTCTCATAGCCCTCATCCAGCAGAGAGCGCAGGTCGTTTGCTTCCATGCTGCCGTAGATCACGAAGTTCGGTGCGTAGACGTAGGTGTTGCCGCTGGAACTGGTGTAGCTTCTCTGGTAGCCACCGCCGCCGGAGCTTTCGCCCTGTCCGGAAGAGCCAGAGCCGCTGATGTCCGGCACGCTCACTTCCTGCTGACGGTTCTGCAGGTTCTCCATCATGGCAAGGTTTTGCCTCGTCAGCTCAGGATCGCCCGCCGTCGGGAACAGGGTCACATTGCTCAGGTCGTAGTTATCCAGATTGGACAGCCGCTCAAGCTGATCCTGTGCAACGTCTGCCCTGCGGACAAGGCTCAACGCCTGCTGCACTCTGGAATTATCCAGAACCTTCTGTGCCGTTGCATTGCCCGATGCAGCCGCGCCTTCCAGTGCATCCGCCGCATAGTTGGCAAGTTCCGTCGTGCGCTGGAACGCCACACCAAAATCAGAGCCTTGGAACATGGCCGATGCAATGGGAACGCCCAGCATCTTGCCAGCCTGCATCCATGTGTCGATGTTCTGCTCACGCTGAGAGCGGCGGAAGCTGATGATTGCTTCGGTGCCAGCCTCGCCAGCCAGAGAGGGGCCATTGGTAAAGCCGCCGTCCGCAAACTTCGGCAGGGTCACTTCGGTCAGGTTGAAGCCAAACTGCTTTCCGCCCAGAGCGGGCACCCAGTCGGGAACTGTAAAATTGATCTTGTTCAGAGTGCGGATGATCGCGTTCACCACGTTCACCACGACGCTGACAATGCCCTTCACCAGCCCGATAATGCCCAGCACAACAGGCTCCACTACGGGCAGCAGCTTGCCCACAATGTCAACCACCGTTTTGATTGCATTCACAAGAACTGTGCCCACCAGACTGACGATGGTAGAAAGCAGCGGCATGACCGCCGGGATTCCTTGGTTCACGACAAAACCGAATACCTCAACCAGCAGCGGTTTGATGTGATTCACTCCCAAATCCACGATTTGTGAGAACACGCCAGCAAAGGACTGGATCAGCGGCATGACCGTCTGGATAGCGGGCATTGCCGCCGAGAACACGTCGCCCAGATTCAGGCCGCCGATGCTGAAATTGGACAGCTTTTCTTGGATGCTCTGCAACCCCTCCGGGGTGGTGAGCTGGCCGAAGACCTGTTTGATCGTGTCACCAATGCCCGAGATTTTCCCGGTGAACGCATCAAAGACGGCAAGCCCGCCCTCGCCAAATATCTGGCCGACGATGTTTCGCACGTCTTCAAAGTGGTCGCCCAACAGGGAAACCACCGCCACCATGGTTCCAAGGCTCGTAATCGCCGGGCCGAAGGTTCCAAGCAGCGACATGAAGCCGCTGCCCAACTTTCCGGCCACAGCACCGATTCCGCCCGTCAGGTTCAGACCGCCTTTACCAAAGACAGCCTTTGCGCCAGCACCAAGGACATTTCCGATGGTCGCCGTCGCCGTGCCCGCCGGGTTCGCCGCTGCAACCATAGCGTTCATCGCATTGGTCGGGATGTTCGCCACGTTGTTGATGTAGCCCGCTGCCCCGAAGATTTTTCCGGCAACGGCCTGCATGGGTTTCTTCTTTCCGCTCGTCAGCGCATCCGAGTTCAGGGCACCGATCACGCCGCCCGCCAAAGAACTCAACCGTCCAGCAATGCCGCCCTGTCCAGAGCTGTTTGCCATCCATGCGCCCATCTTTGCGGATTGCAGGATGTTTCCTCGGTTGCTCCACAGTCCCTTTCCGCCGGAAACGGTGTTCTGGAAAAGGCTCGT